TAATACTTCAAGATTTTCTTTTTGAATTACCCAATCACGGATTTCACTATAGATGCATTCTGCATCTTTTGCTCTGCCTTCTTCACACAAATCGTGCATACGATCAATATGTTGTTGTATCGTATCATTACAGATTTTCTTGATATGAAGTCGCATTAAAGTAATCCTTCCTGAAATATCGATTCATGACATTCGAATTATAGTACGCAGGAATACCATTGTCAAGTGCTTCCGTCAGGACGTTATTTAAAAATAATTGCCTTGTCTCTTCGTAGTTTGTCTTACCTAATGTCTTATGAAGAGACACTATAGTTCTTTGGAATTTATCCTTTCCGTGTTTTTTTATATCTTCTTTTAATTCAGGACAAGAACCATAATAATTTTTCCAATCACTTTCTTGTTTTACTTTTCTCTTCTTTCCTTTCGGTGTTCTAAAAGACCAAAAGTATTTTCTTCCCAAATATTTCCTTTGAGTTTCTTCACAATTTATCAAATAAACAAATCCAAAATTCTCTTGAATATCTTCTGTCTCAAAAACTTTTCCTTGATATAACCAAGGGTTTTCATAACTCATTCGGGTTCTTAATAATATTCAAGTTATTTATAAGTATAACTTATCTTCAACCCTAACAGAGTGATTATAGTCATAAAAAAAGCACCTGTCAAGGTGCTTAATGAGTTGTAATATTATATCAATCTTCGTCTTTTGGTTTATATCTACCTACTTCTGGCATTGCATGTGGTTCTTTTCCACCTCTTTTTGAAATACTTGTTCTTGCTGTATTGATATTATCAAATTTTTCAAGGTTTTTCATTGCTTTTTTTCTTTCAGGAGAACCCATAGGTGTCTTCAATGCTGCAAGGTGTTCTTCATCACTACCAAGAAGTTCGGTTTCTCTTCTTTTCATTTTAGCAACAGGAAGAGGTTTCTTTTCTTCCATAATACTTTCAAACCAACCCTCACTCATATTGTTGATAATCACATTTGCATCATCAACGGTTGATGCAAAGTTATTCTCTAAAAGATATGATGCTACAAACTCGTATGCTTCATATGCCTCTCTATTGAGCATCTTTTTCTCTTTAGGGGTCAAAGCACTTCTTTGCTTTCCTCTTGCTGCCTGCTTTGCTTTTACGGCAGGGTCATTAGACTTATGCGCACCCAAACGAAGACCATAATCAGAAGAAGTTGTTCTGCGGAAATCACCTCTCTGCGTTCTTGCAAGTTTTTCTCTTGATGCTTGCTTTGACTTATTTCCAAAAGTTGGTCTGTTTTCTAATTCAGTTGCTTTATCGGCAAATTTTCCACCACCTGTTGATTTTGCAATCTTATTACGAATTTCGGTTTCATCATAACCTCTCTTAGCCATCGCAGTTGCTTCATAAATCTCAAACATATCTTCCCAAGTATATTCACTTAGGTCATAACCTTCTTCTAAAAGTTCATTTACCCAAAGTTCAACTTCTTCGTTATAAGACTTATCCTTCACCATAGCAATTGCTTTTGCTTTGGGAACACCAGAAGCAATCATTCTCGCAACTCTTACATCCGCAAAGTCATTATCACCATCTTGGTCTTGGTCTACTTTTTTCTTTGCTTCGTAGATTGAAGAATACGCACCTGCAATATCTCTAATTGTTTTTGCGGAAGGCCACTCGTAAGAACTCATTTGCGTTGTGGGTTTTTTATTATTTATAGTATTTGCTGGTGCAGTTGCCGATGAAACACTGGATTTAGCAGCCATTGGTGCAGTAGAAGCACCAAAACCATTACGAGCAGGTGCTGGAGATGGTGTTGGTGCTGCTGGTTTCAAAGCAGCAACTGCTCCACTTTTAACAATATTATCTGCCTTTCCTTGTTCTACTCCTGCCTTAACCGCACCTTCTTCACCCTTACCTGCTGCTCTTGCTGCTTGTGCTGCTCTGAGTTCAGAAGAGGTTGGAGTTCTTCTCTCGAACTTTGTTCCTCCTGGTGTAGTTCCAATAGCAGGTTTTGCAGGTCCTGCTGGTGTTGCTGGTCTTGTTGGAGCAACTTTGGGTGTTCCTGATGATGTAGATGCTGCTGGTCTTGTTGTAGATCTTGGTGCAGCAGATGATGTAGATGCTGGTGGAAGTACTTTTGGTGTTGGAGCCTGTGAAATTCTTTTTGGAATTTCAGGTCCCATCGTCTTGGGTGGATTTTGTCCTGGTGGTGTTTGTGTACCAAATGCCTTCCTGTATGCAGCAACATCATCTGCTCTATTTTGTGTTTTTTGAAGTTCCCGTTGAGCAGAAGATGTCGATGCTTCTGCTTTTCTTTTATCACCAATTTGTTGAGACTTTTGCATATATTTTTTTGCCCCAGCACTGTCACCAGAAGCCGCAGCTGCTCGTGACAATCCAGCATACCCACCCATTGAGGCAAGGTTATCTCTACCTTGTTGTGCTTGTTGAGCCCTTTGTACATTATCAGCACTATAAGGTCCTTCATTCAACTGCTCTCCACTATAAACACTCAAATATAACTCGTTCAAGGCGTCCAAATCTTTTCTATTCATCTTCTTAGGAGTAGTAAAAAGTACTTTTCTATACTTATTTATTACTTTTACTTATTAATCAACAAATTGCTTCCAGTAGTCATAGGAAGTCATCTCTTCATTTTTTGTTGCTTGATAAGAACGAACTCTACTCTCTCCCTTTTTGTCTGGTGCAACCATATGAGTTTTGATTTTTGCCGAAGTTGGTTTGTTCTGTTTCTCTTTCTCAAATGCCTTATGAACTTTAGCAGCATCATCATACATATGAATTTTTTTAGCACCACTCTTCTTTGCTACTGCATTTGCAACATCTACCTTTTTCTTCCCGATATCACCACCTTTCATTCCACCAGTATAATGAATGTTCTTCATAGGAACATCAACACCGTGCTTTTTCAAATGTCCGTGAAATTCTGATGGTTTATCAAACTTCGAACGAGCAGTAATGACGTGAACGTTTTGTCCTCTTGCTTGCTTTCTCTTAATATCTTTGATTACCTTTTTATTTGCACTTGAAGTTTCTTTAAACTTTTTAGCACTTTGGAACTCACTGAAATCATAAGAATGTCCCTTAGATTTATCAAGTTTATGAGTATTAAACTCTTGATTGCTTAAACTTTGAACTCTCTTTCCAGATGCATCTTTTACGTGAACCTGAACGTTTGGTTTTCCTTTCTTGCCGTGACCGAACAAGGTTTCATCAACATCATATGCGTGAACTGTTTTCTTTGGTCTAGTTCCTCTTGCTTTCTCTTCAATATACTCTTCAAGAATAACTGCTACAAATTCATCACTCATACACTCAAACATATTTTCAGCAGTTTCATAATCTCGTGCGAAATCACTATCAACCAAAGTTTCAATTACATAATCATAAATGTTTTCTGTTTCTTCTTTTTGGGCACCATAATAAGCACCAAGTGCTCTCTTAATTCTTTGCTTTTTGCTATCACCTTTGAATGTCGCACTCTTTGAATGAACGAAATCACTGATTGTCGCACCAGCATCAGCACCTACATCAATCTTTTCATCAAGTTCTACTTCTTCTTTCTTTACTGACGCAACAAAACCAGGAAGTTGTGGTCCTCCCTTTTTTGCTCTTTCTTTTCTTCTACGAGTAATTTCGGCATCTGCCTTATTCGCAAATTCTTTCTGCCCTGCAATATCTGGATGTTCTGCTGCAACACCTTCACTATAAAATCTTTTAAACTTAAAAGTTCCAGACATATGAGTAAGCAATACCTTCTTTTTATTTATAAAAAAAAGAGGGGTCGAAACCCCTCATATCATAGTTGAAATCCAGCAAATGTATCTTTTTCTACATCTTGCTTAATACCACCAACCACATAACTTTCAACTTCCGTTTCTTGTGGTGCTACTTGAAGTCCTTTGGAACTAATCCAGTGCTCCGTCCAAGGAAGTGGATTGTTTTTAGCAGCAATATCATAAATTGGTTTAATACCAATAGACTTCATACGACGATTCGCAATCCACTCAACATAACTCCAAAGAAGTTTGTCGTTCAATCCAATCATTGAACCATCCTTAAACAAATATTCTGCCCACCTCTTTTCCTCATTTACACAATTCTCAAAAGCACCTTTTACCCATTCCTCTTCTTCTTTAGCAATTTGTTGCATTTCTGCATCATCTCCTTCACGCCACTTATTGAGGATGTTTTGAGTAATAACAAGGTGCTGATTTTCGTCTCGTGCGATGAGAGAGATAATTTTAGCGGATCCTTCCATAAGTTTGAGTTCACCAAACGCAAACGAGCAAGCGAAAGAGACATAGAATCTGATACCTTCGAGAATATTGACATTTGCTACTGCACGATAGAGTTTTCTTTTGAGTTCATATCTTTCATCCTTTGCAGTTCCCGCACCCTCTTGTGCGTGAATCCAAAGATTTGAGTTTCCGTAAAATTGTGCGGAATTAATAAAGTCATCATAAGCACCAGTTACTGATGATGCCCTTTCTAGAATTCTTTCATCACTCAAAATGGAATCAAAAACTTCCGTTGGATCAGAGTAAACATTCTTAATAATATATGTATAGGAACGACTATGAATCATCTCCATAAACTCCCAGACCTTCATACACGCTTCCAATTCAGGAAGAGAACAATAGGGAGTAAAAGCCATTCCAGGACCACGACCCTGAACTGAATCCAAAAGAATTTGATACTTCAAATTAGAGGTAAAGATGTGTTTTTGTTCTGGACGAAGAGTTTGATAATCCGCACGATCTTTCTGCAAAGAAACTTCTTCTGGTCTCCAGAAATATCCCAACTGTTGTTGAGTCAGTTTATCAAAGACAGGATACTTATAAGAATCATATCTTTGAACTCCAAGAGGAGAACCAAAAAACATAGGTTGATTTTTGGCATCTACATCTTGAGTATTAAATACGGTCATTCCTTCAATCATTTTTTCTTTCTCTGCAGTAACTCTAAATTTTACAGGATTCACAATCGTCTTCCCCTCCTTCTAAAAGTTCTTTAACTAAATCATCAATGCTTGTTTTATCCTCCTTAACTTCATCCGTCTTATTATCATATGTATTCTGGTAATAAGAAGTCTTCCATCCAAGTTTATAAGTTGTAAGAAGATCTTGTGCCATTACGCTAACAGGAACTTCATTATTGGGATAATTCTCTGGATTATACGACCAGTTTCCAGAAATTGCTTGATCAAAGAACTTCTGCATAACTGCAACAATATTAATATACCCACGATTGCTAGGCATATCCCAAAGCAACGTATAATTATTTTTAAGTGTGTGAAACTGTGGAACAATTTGCTTAAGAGGTCCTTTCTTGGACTTCTTAATAGACAAAAATCCACGAGGAGGTTCGATTCCATTGGTTGCATTTGAAACTACAGAACTTGATTCTGATGGCATCTGTGCCGTCAGAGTAGAATGTCTAATACCAAATTCTTTAATTGACTGTCTCAAAGATTCCCAATCGTGCTGAAGAGGAACAGAAGATACTTCATCTACATCTTTCTTGTAAGTATCAATCGGAAGAATACCTTGAGAATACTTGGTGCGATTGAAATATTCACAAGCACCCTTTTCTTTGGCAACTTCATTTGATGCTTTGAGTAAGAAATATTGAAATGATTCAGACAATTGATGAACTGCATCCCAAGCATCTTGAGTATCATATCCAAATCCAAGTTTAGCAAGATAATGTGCTAAACCAATATAACCAATACCCAAAGATCTACGTGCTTTAGTTCCAATCTCTGCAGCAATTACAGGATAGTTTTGATAATCAATCAATTCTTCCAAACCACGAACAGAAAGATTACAAAGATCTTCAAACTCTTCATCATCTTTTACTTTACCAACATTAATAGCAGAAAGAATACAAAGTGCGATCTCACCATCAGGATCATCAATATGTTGAAGTGGAATTGTGGGAAGTGTGATTTCCTGGCATAAATTACTCATCTCAACTTTGTCTAAGAACGAAGAGTGTGAATTGCAATGGTCAATATTCATAATATAAATACGACCTGTTTCAGCACGTTCTTTTAGAAGGTCCAAAAAGAGTTCTTGAGCTCCGATAGTCTTTCTAGGAATAGATTCATTTCGTTCTGCAGCAACATAAAGATCGTCAAATCGATCAGTCCCAAAAGCAGCATAAAGACCAGGAACTGCGTGTGGAGAGAAAAGTGAGATTTCTTCGTTTTTAATAAATCGTCCATAGAACAGTTTAGAGATTTGGATACTGTAATCTAACTTACGAACACGATTATCCTCCGTACCCTTGTTATTTTTTAAGACTAAAATGTCTTCGATTTCTTGATGCCAGATAGGAAAGTGGACTGTAGCAGAACCACCTCTGATGCCGTTTTGTGTGCAGCATCGCACAGTTGCTTCAAACTTTTTAAGGAAGGGGACCACACCTGTGTGTTGTACCTCTCCACCTCTGATTTTAGCGTTGATGCCACGGATGCGACCTGCGTTGATGCCGATGCCTGCCCTTTGAGCAACATACCTCCCAATAGCCATATCACTACTGAAGATGCTATCGAGGGTGTCATCAACATCAACAAGAACACAACTAGCAAACTGCCTGAGAGGTGTTCTAACTCCTGCCATAATGGGAGTTGGGATGTTGATTTTGTGTTTTGAGATTGCGTCATAATACCTCCTCACATATGAGAGACGTGTTTCTTTTGGATATCTAGCAAAAATAGTAGCAGCAATCATCATATACATGAACTGTGGAGTTTCATATACTTGACCACTACTGCGATCTTGAACCAAATACTTATCAACTACTTGACGAAGACCAGCATAGGTGAAAAGATAATCTCTACTATGCTTGATATAACTACCAAGTCTATCAAGTTCTTCTTTTGTATAATTGGTCAAAATTTCTGGATCATAAACTCCAGCATTTACACAAGTATTAATGTGCTCAACAAAATCAGGATGATCCTGAACTCTTCCATACAAAGATTTTCTTACAGAAAACAGAAGTAATCTTGCAGCAACAAACTGATAATTTGGATTATCCAAATCAATCAAATCAGAAGCAGAACGAATTAAAATCTCCTGAATTTCTGCTGTGGTAATCCCATCATAAAATTGAATACCAGACTGCATCTCTACCTGTGATGCAGAAACACCAGAGAGGTCCCTACATGCCTCCTCAACCATCAAGTGAAGTTTATTGAGATCAAGAGGTTCATTATCACCACTTCTCTTAACTACTTTTGTACCGTTGCTCATACTCGTTTCCATCCAATAAGTTTTGCTTTTGCTTCTAGTCCCATATAAGTATTTTCCTTGATGATTTTTGAAGCATCAATTCCTGAAAGGATCATATCATTAATATCCTTTTCTTTCAAGTCATTTGGCCAAATGACAATTGGAAATCGCATTTGTATTGCTTTTTCCATTCTATCAACAATTTGTTTATTTCGTTTTTCATTATCATATACCATTACAAAATCTGTTCCAAAGTTAGAAACAAAAAACATTTTGTCAATGTCTGCACCAACCATAGCAATTGAATTATCTAAAAACATACTATCAAATGGTCCTTCAACAACATAAACAGTTTTGTCGTAATCTGGTTTATCCAAATTGTAAATTTTTGGATGTGTATCATTAAGAATAATTGTAATGTATTTTACCTTTGAATTTTTATTTAAACTACGACCTTG